TTCATTTCAAATGAGACGCAAACGTAAAACCAAAACAAAAAAATGAAAAAAAAGCGCAAACCAGTTAATTTATCTTTAAAAAAAGGAGAAAGATCCAAAAAAGGTGGATTAACTGCTAAAGGTCGCGCAAAATATAACAAAGCAACAGGAGGAAATTTACAGGCACCTGTTACAGGTAAAGTTAAACCTGGAAGCAAAGCAGCAAATAGACGAAAATCATTTTGTAGTCGTATGAAAGGTATGAAAAAGAAATTAACTGGTAGCAAAAAAGCAAATGATCCAAATAGCAGAATAAATAAGGCTTTAAGACGATGGAAATGCTAATTTTTTAAAAACAAGGTATATTAGGATTACTTTAAATTTTTTATATGTCAGAAGAAAATCCCGCAACAACTGTTGATGCTTCAGCTGAAATAAATTCACTGAAAAAAGAAATTGAATTATTGAAACAAAAAAATAGAGAAGTAGTTGAAGAAAAACAAAAAATAACTTCTAACGCAAAATCTGTTGCATCACTTCCAGAAGGTACAGACGTTCAAGCACTTATTGAATTTAAAAGAAAAGTTGAACAAGAAAGACTTGAAGAAAAAGGACAATATTCAGAAGCATTAAATAAAAGGGAAGAACAATTTCGTGAAGCTATTGAAAAAAAAGATATAGAAATAAATAATTTAAAAAATGAATTAAAAGATTTAAAATTAGTTACTCCTGCTGTTAGTGCTTTATCTGAAATAGTTCATGATCCAGATTATGCAATGGGTAAATTAGATAGAGATAAAATTCAAGTACAAAAAGATGGAAGCGTTGTTTATATGTCAGATGACGGATTTACAAGCAAACCTATACAAGAAGCAGTAAAAGAAAAAGTTCAAACATGGGCTTTAAAAAATCAACCACCAATTGGATCAGGTGCACCTATTGGAAAATCTGAATCTTTAGGCTCAACTGCTGGTATTGATGTAAATTTATTAAAAAGAATGGCTAAAGGCGAAGATACTGCTGCTATGGAAATTTATCAAAAATATGGTCGTGAAGCATGGATAGAAGCAAAAAAAATAGCTAAAGATTACAAATAGCAAATTTAAGGTTATAGTTTTAGTAATAACAAAATTGGCTGTGCTGATTTGAAAAGCTAAATCAAGGCTGTGCTGAGATTTAGAGAGCTGTGCTCACCATTGTAAATTTTTCATTTTTTTGAAATGGCAACTACTTTAGCGGACATTATTGTTCCAGAGGTGTTTGCAAATAGCATTATTGAAGAGACAACTTTAACAGATAGTTTTCTTCAAAGTGGCGTACTAGCACCTCTTGCTGAGCTAAATTTAAGCTCACCAAACGGCGGAAATTTCGTCAACATACCTTTTTATAAAGCAAATCTTAGTGGAAACTATTCTAGACTTAGCGATAGTTCTTCTTTAACACCAAATAAAATTGAACAAAGCAGTCAAATTGGTGTAGTACTAACTTCTGGTGATGCTTTCTCTGCAAGACAACTTGCGGGTCAAAAAATAGGTTCAAATTCACCTGATCCTATTGCTGCTATCAGACAAAAATTAAGTGCTTATATAAACAATGAAAAACAAAAAGATTTGTATTCTTGTTTACAAGGTGCTTTTGGATCATTGACAGCAAATAGTAGCTCATCAGCATTATTTGATTTATGTATTGATTCTGAATCAGGTGATACTCCAACAGCATTAGGTGCTGGTACTGTTGCTAAAGCTCAATCATTGCTTGGTGATCAAGGAGACAAGTTAACTACAATTGCAATGCACTCTAAAGTCTTTTATGCATTAAAAGAAAGAAGAGCATTAGATTACGTTACAAATACAGAAGCAAGATTAAGTACTGCTGCAACTGGAGCAAGTACAATTAATGCTTTTGGTGGATCTTCGGCTGGAGCTTATGGTGATGTTTCTGTTCCTCAATATATGGGAATGAACATTATTGTTTCAGATGATATTCCAAAATCTGGTTCGGGTGCTTCTACGGAATATGCTGTTTATTTTTTCCAGCAAGGAGCCGTAGCAACGGGCGAACAGGCTGCTTTAGTTACTAAAGTAGATGAAGATGTTCTTGCATTTGAAGATGTAGTTTCATTTAAACATGCTTACATTTATCACCCTATTGGCTTGAAATGGGCAGTTACAACTACAAACCCAACAAGAACTCAGCTTGAAGTTGCTTCTAACTGGGAAAAAGTGTACGAAACTAAAAATATAGGAATCGTACGAGCTACTGTTACTTCACCATTAGATTAATCATGGCTAGTATTTTTGAACTTCAAAATCCTCCTTTTGGTCAATTAACTAAAACTAAAGTTATTAAAACTGAAAACGGAGCGCATACTTTAACAACTGCTGAAATTATTGAAGGCATTGTTGATGGAACACCTACAGGTAATAGGGCTATTACAACTCCAACCGCAGCAGAAATTCTTACTGCTCTTGGTATTCAAAACAAAGTTGGTCAATGTTTTGAGTTAACTGTTGTCAATAAGGCAGCATCAACTCATAAATTTACTTTGACTGCTGGTTCTGGTGTCACTATTGTTGGGGAACCAGACATAACTGCAGATACTTCTGGAACTTTTATTTTTAGAGTTACAAGTTCAACTGCTGTTAGTGCGTTTAGAAAGTAATGGGTATAGCTACATTTCGATTAGCTAGAGAAAGGGAAGCTGCTTTAAAAGTGGCTTCTCAAACCTCTGAAAAAAAATTAGTAAAGGCTAAATTAACAAAACCAAATGGCAGTAACAATAGTAGCAACTCCAGGAAGCGCAACAGCAAATAGCTATATAACGCTTACTGATGCTCAAACTTTTATTGATGGTCTTATTGAAAATGACGATATAGTTGCTTGGGGAACAAGTACAACTGACCAAAAAAACCGTGCACTATTTAGTTCAGCTCAAAGAATTGATAGAGAAAGATTTTTGGGAGCTCGAACTAATGATGCGCAGGCTTTAGAGTGGCCTAGATCAGGAGTAAAAAAACCTTATACTTACTCAAGTACTTACAATGCTTTATATCCTAGTAATTTACAACCTGCTTTTTATGCTGATAACGAAATACCAAAAAGAGTAAAAGATGCACAAGTTCATTTGGCTGTTTATTTAAACAATAATAAAGATGGACTTGATTTAGGTGGTTTTGAAGACTTTAATGAAATATCTATAGGAAATATAAATGTAAAACCAAGATTTTATGGTGCTGTCGGTGCTAACCGAATACCACCTATAATTGAACAATATTTAACAGGCATTAGAATAAGTGGGCCTGCAACAATCGCCGTAAGGAGGAGTTAACCAATGTCTTATGATTTTCCATCAGCAAAAATTGTTAATGACACATCTGCAATAACAGGCAGATTTGGTAAGTTACAGGCAAATGAAGATACTGTAATTGCTTCACTAACCGCACAAAACATTGATGGGGCCAGCACAAGTATTACATTAAATGCAAGTTGTGAAATTTGTGGAGTGATTACAGCATTTCAATTAAGTAGCGGATCAGTTATTGCATATAGATTGTAATGGCAAGTTTTGCAAAATTAAAAAATGCTATTCCAGGAGTTTTAAAAGCAACTGGAAGTGATATTACATTAAGATTTGTAACAATAGGAGATTATAATGAAACTAACGGAACAGTTTCAGAAAGCAATACAGATGTATCAATAAAAGCACTAGTTGATAATATTTCAAAAATTGAAGTAAATGATTTGATTAACGAAAATGATAAACGTGTTTTAATTGCTGCTAAAGATGTAACTACTACCCCAACTACAAAGGATAAAGTTTTAATTAATAATATTGTTCATCAAATAATAACTGTAGATACTACCGAAGCTGCAGGTATTGCAATTACTTTTACATTAATTGTGAGGTCTTAATGGTTACTAAAAATATAAATTTAGGACAAATAGGGGATTTTGCAGAAGATAAGACAGAAAAAATTGTTGGTTTAGGTGCAAATATTTTATTACAAAAATTAAAAAGCACTAATGTACCTGTTAACGAAGGAACAATGAGAACTGCTTGGTTTCAAAGACCTATTTCAAATTTAGAAATAGATTTAATAAATAAACTTGAATATGCAGAACCAGTAACTTTTGGTACAAATATTCCACCTTCGTGGAAAAATGGTTATCAATTATCTGAAGCTGATGGAACTCCTATTCCAAAAGATTGGGCAAAACGTTTTATAGATCAAACTATAAATATCATGAAAAAAGAGGCTGGTAAATAATGAATACTGTAAATGATATAAGAGCAGCTATAGAAACAAGATTAGCTACAGAAATGGCAAATTCGCCTGCTTATACTATTGCTTTTCAAAATGTTCCTTTTACACCACCTAATAATACAAGTTGGGTTCAATCTTCAATAACATTTGGAGTACACGAATCTGCAACATTACAAGCACCAACAAGTGGATATAACAAGCATAATGGTGAACTGATAGTAAATGTATTTACACCTCAAGGTGCTGGTTCAGGTGCTAATTATACAATTGCAGAACGTATAAAAGATTTATTTCATAGACAAACTGTCAGTCAGATCATTTTTGGTGATACAGTAGGACCAAGCCAAGTTTCACCTGCAAGTCCTCAACCTTTTTTTCAAACAGAGTTGAGCTTTATTTTTGAAGCATGGTTACAATAGAATAAAATCTGTTTTAATTAAAAAAAATGGCAACTGTATTATCTGGTACTAGCGGTGCGTTGTATTACAAACCAGCAGGTACTAAAGGCACTTTTGGAACAAGTGATGTAAACATTGGTACTGAAACTATTACTGTAGAAACCTATTTAAATTTTAAAGTAGGTGATGGTGTTAAGTTTTCCGTAATTAATGCACAAACAGGTGGTAGTGGGACAGGAACATTACCAGCAGGTTTAAATACCAGTGATACTTTCTTTGTCATTGCTTATACAGCAGCTACAGGAGCTTTACAAGTATCAGCAACGGCAGGCGGCTCCGCAATTAATATTACTAATACAGGAACAGCAGCAGCACCTAATGAATTTCAAGTTGCTTATGCAGACTTTGCAGCAGTTGGTGAAGTGCAATCCTGGAGTTTTACAATATCAAGAGAACAAATTGATACAACTACAATTGGTCAACAAAGTACACAGGCAGTTCCATTTAGAACATTTGTACCTGGATTTGCTGATGGTGAAGGCACTGCAACTGTATTTGTAACTGATGAAGATTCTGCTTTGGCAAACAGAATGGTTGAAGATGTTATCCAAAGAAATCAAGTAGGTGCAGCATTTAAACTTTATACAGATAAAAAAGGAACTGAAGCTTTAAGTAGGAGTATTCAACTAGATGCAATGCTTTCAGATGCTGAATTTAATGTAAATCCTGATGATGCACAATCTGTAGAAATTACATTTAAACCAACTGAAGCACCTACTTTTGACTTTAGTACAAGTAGTTGATAAGTTAAATTAAATTCAAATTTTTATGACTTCATCTAAAACCCGCTTAACACCGCTTGAAAAGTTAAAACAAGCAGCTAATTTAAAACCAATTAAAAGAGAGGTAGAATTAACTAATGGTGACATCTTTGAATTTTGGTCAACACCATTAACAATGGCTGAAAGAGAAAGAGCATCAAAAGGTACAAAAGACGATCTTAATGCTTTTGCTCTTCAGTTGTTTATTCAAAAAGCAACTTATGAAACAGGAGAAAGAATGTTTGCGGCTGGACAAGCTTCAGAATTAAAACACGAATGTAGAGATGCAGATTTACAAGCTTTAATGCTTGCTTTACTTAGTGAAGATCAATATGAAGAGGCTGATACTGACCCAAAAAAATAAAGCTGCAACTAAAAAAGGATAATTTTCTTATGCTTCAGTTAGGTGTAGCTAAAGAATTAAAATACACTTTATTAGAATTACAACAAAAAATGACTATTGAAGAATTATTTATATGGTCAGCTTATTTTGGGATTTTGAATGATGAACAAGAAAAAATGTTGAAAAAAACCAAATTAAGGTAAACTTAAAAAAGATATTTTTTTATTGTGGCTAACGGCGAAGTTGGGATAAAAATTAAAGTTTCAGCTAAAGATGCTGTTAATAATTTAAATAGATTAAAAACTATAAGTACAAAACTCCAAACTTCTTTTAAAAAAGTTGAAACTGCTGCTGCAAGATTACAAAACAGAGCAAGTGCTTCATTTCAAAAGTTTGGTAATAAGGTTCGAAACGTAAGAAGAAAAGTACAGGTTGATTTAGAAAAAATTAAAAGAGGTTTTAAAGGAATGAATAATATTGGAGCATTATTAGGAGGTGCTGGTTTAGGTCTATTTGCAAAAGCATCAGTACAAACAGCAGCAAATGCTCAAGCTTTAGAATTGAGATTAAAGTTATTAACGCAAGAATTTGGAGAATATGAACAGGCACAAGATCTTGCAAGTAGAGCAGCAAGAACTTTTGGAATGTCAAATATAGAAGCATTAGAAGGTGTGACTAATATTATTGGTCGTTTAAGACCACTAGGATTATCGTTAAAACAAATTGAAACTACATTTTTTGGTTTTAATACTGCAGCTAAATTAGCTGGTGTATCAACTGTTGAAGCATCAAATGCATTTAGACAATTAGCGCAGGCATTAGGTTCCGGAAGATTAGCTGGAGATGAATTTAGAAGTATTTCAGAACAAGTACCAACAATTTTACAGCCAATAGCAGCTGAACTTGGTGTTACTGTTGGTAAATTAAAAGAATTAGGTGCGCAGAGTTTAATTACTTCTGATGTGGTTATACGAGCTTTACAAAAAATTCAAAGCGAAGGAGGAGGAAAAATTGCTGGAATTATTACGCAATCTGATTTACAAGTATTTAAAAATTTTAATAATGCTTTAGAAGATTTAAGAAAAACAGTAGGTGAAGCTTTAAATCCTGTTATTTTACCTTTAACAAAAAATATAACTAATTTAATAAATGCTTTTAATGATGCTAATCCAATTTTTCAAAAGGCTGCTGTATTAGTAGGTGCTGTTGCAACTGCAGCATTATTAGCCGCACCTGTTTTAGGAACTTTTGCTTTAGTAATGAAAGGATTAGGATTATTTTTTACATCTTCAGCTGGTGTTGCATTATTAGGATTTTTTAGTATAGCAAATTTACCATTAATAGGATTAGTTGCTGGTTTAACAGCAGCTTTTACAGGTTTAGCTGTACAAATTGGAAAAGTAAATGAAAAAAGAAGAGCTTTCCAGGATAAATTGGATTCAGGTAATTTAAAAGTATTAGAAGAAGCAAAATCAACTGAATTAAATACAATTGCACAACTTGAAAATTCAAATGCTAGAGGTATGGCAACTAAGGGAATACAAAGACAAATTAAAGAAGCTGAAGAAAGAATTGCGTTGATTGATAAAGAAATAGAAAGATTAGGTATTTTAAATAAAACTTACACTATTGGAGGAATTGAATATGACTCAAATATGGTTCCAATAAATCCACCTAAAACTGGATTTGAAAAACCGCCTAAAACTGAAAAAGATAAAGATACACCATTATTAGATGCTTTACAAAGAGAACAACAATTTTTAAAAGATGCTTTAAGTATGGGTACAGCAAAAGCAAAATTAGAAGAACGAATAAGAGATTTAATGAAAGAACAAAATGGATTGAGTGAAGAAGCAGCTCGTAAACAAGTTTTATTAGCTGACGCAGATCAAAAACGTTTAGCTTTGCAAGAACAAATAAAAGATGTTTTAGCACAAGGTATGACAGATGCAATTATGGGATTAATTGAAGGAACTAAAACTTTAGGAGAAGCATTAGCAGGAATTGCTAAACAACTTGCAAGTATGTTTCTTAACAGAGCTTTTAGTTCAATGTTTGGCGGTTTATTTAGTGAACAAGGATCATATAGTAGAGCAGGTGGTTTTAAAGCTTTTCAGTATGGCGGTGTTGTAAATTCTCCTACTCTTGGAATGATTGGAGAGGGTGGCGAACCAGAATACGTTATACCTGCATCTAAGATGTCTGGTGCGATGGCTAGATATTCAGCAGGTGCTAGAGGTGGTGCTGTTATTCCAGG